TGGTGATGACTTGCTTTTCACGGAAAGACTTTTCGCTGATAACTCCGTCTGGATCGACAGAGGCGTACCAACCTGGCTTTGTTTTGATAACAGATCCATGTTCCAATGCAAGTTCGAGGAGACCAGACCACTTATTGATACCACCTTCCCAGCTGATTGAGATTGGCACTTTAGACTTTTCTTTGACATAGCGTGACTTCTCCACATTAATGATAAAATGATATCCCTTGATATCTTTACCGTCTTTGTCTTGTTGACGACCAAGAATCCATACCGTATCTGCACTGTACATTGGACCTGTACCACCACTGACTATTGCTTTGGGGAACATCCCTTGTTCGAGATATGTATGGTTGATGACAACCATTGGAATATCTTTGAGCGTCAAGTGTGGTGTTACCATACGGAACAATGACTTCAACTGCTTAGCACGAGTCATATCAGCAACTGATTTGCCATCCAACGCATCATCGATTTCTTTCTTTGACGCAAGGTTACCAACCGAATCGATGATGATCATAACCTGATCTTTACGATCGAGCTCATTCATCTGTTGCATGATATCAAACTTGAGCTGTTCCATATCAGTAATTGGTGTATGAATCACATTGTCAAGTGGAATATCAAATGACGTGAAGTAGTCTTGTGGCGTACCGAACTCAGAATCATAGAACAGAACAATGCCATCTGGATACTTCTTTAGAAATGACTTTGCCATCAAAAGAGTGAAGCCAGTCTTAAAGTGCTTTGATGGACCGGCCAACATAGTCAATCCAGGAACAAGACCACCATCAAGTGAACCACCAAGAGCAACGTTGATCATTGGAATCGCCGTTGGAATCATATCCTTCTTACCAAACACCTTTGATGTGGATAAGGTGCTTGTCATCTTGATAGTAGAGTTCTTTAGTAGTTTATCGCGTAAGCTCATTCAGTATGTCCTTTGATTTTATTAAGTATCTTTTGTGCACGTTCAGCAAACGTTGGCGCAAACTCTTTGCGTGCTTGTTCATACCCATCACGCTTGCCTTCATTATAGGCAGCAGAGATTTGACGTTGTGCTTCAAACTCATTCATCGTTTGATATCCTTTACCCATTTATATAGAGCATTTGCTTCTTGTGTTGTGAGTTTCTTATCACCCATATCAATTAACATCTTGTCAAAGCCATCTCTCACACGTTCAAGCAATTCACTCTCTGTACCAATATAACCATCCTTGAAATCAAGAACTTTTTGTTCAGATAGGTATACATTACGGATCTGAAATCTCATTCAAAAAAACCTCCTAGTGTATTTTTAGGTGCATCTGCCCAACCCATGATATCAAGGATGACTTTGACTGGCTCAAGAAACGTTTTATTGAACTGGGTTTCACGATCCAGAAAGTCATGTAGACTTAGCATTTCAGGCAGCTTACCTGGAGTTGATATGATATCTTCTTTAGTTGGGTTTGGCTTCTTCATGTAGCAGCACTTGATCTTATCACCTTCCCAAATCAGATCGAGCTTCTTGTCCAGCTTCTGTGACCTGAGCAGATGATTATACATCAGAGCACCACGAACATGTTGAGGTGTACCTTTCTTGTAGATAGTAACAGAATCTGCATAGCTTGTCAACCCATTTACCGAACTATTTCTTGCGATTTCTTCATAGGGCAGAACATCAAACTTATCACGAAAGTCGCTGATAAACGATTGCAGTGCAGCTTCATCTTTCTGCAGAATGATTCTAAATGCTTCTGCGATTGCTTCACGACATGCAGATGGTGTAGATGAACGAACAGACTCAAGGCCCATGATCTTGATCTTTGGTTCGCTATACTGAACGCCTTCGTTGTTCAGAACATTGAGCATATAACGCTTCTTGGCAATGAACACACCCGAGTCACTAATCGCTTCTCGCTTCATATACATTGCTTGCTCATAGGCATTCATATCAGATGCAAGCTTGGTGTACACCTTATCAAGCAGTGGTTGCATCTTTGTTTCACAGAAGTCATCAAGCTTAGCAGATACATCACCATCAAACCTTTCGGCCACCGCTGCCATATTGACATAGATCGAGTCAGTATCAACCGCAACGATATAATCAACAGCATCTGTCTTCAGATACTTGTTCATGAACTTGTTGACATAGTGCTCTGCCCACTTCACGGTCAGCTGACCAGATAGCGTAATGGCAGTCGCATCACGAAGGTCAAACCAACGGAAGTATTGATTGCACAATGCGCCGTATGCAGAGTTCAGACGAACCTTGATGGCATATTGCAAAGTGTCAAGCTTTGCAATCTCATATTGCAACGCCTTGTCACCACCATTCTCCATTTCTTGCTTAAGCTCAAGCATTCGCTTCTTGATGCCTTTGCGATTATTGAACAACTTCTTCATGAGCTGTGATAGAAACGATGGCTTGTCTTTACGATAGACACATGAGTTGGCAGCAAAGGCAAGATTGTTTTCCTGAAGAAACTCAGAATACTTTTTGTGCTTGCCTTGAATAATATCTTCGGCCGTGAAGTCTTCGGGCATAGTCTTAACACGAGCATCAGGACCAATGTTATACTGTTGTATAATATGGGGATAAAGCGAAGTCAAATCAAAGCTAACGATCCAATCATACTTACCAACAAGAGGCTCCTTGACCCAACCACCAGGAATAGAGTTGCTATCATTTGACTTCTGAAACTGAGGAACAACGACACACTGATCAAGCAGATAGTTGTGAATAGCAATATCCCATGCTTTCACTGTGCCCATGCTATCCTCAAAGTTTACACCTGACTCATAGGCAACCGTATAGACAAGCTCAAGCAAGTTTTGTTTATCATCGATCTCACGAACCAACTCACAGTCACGAATGTTATATTCATAGTAAAGTTGTGGGTTCTGTACATATAGATCATTTAGGTTGCCATACTCAGAATAGTCAACCTTTCGTTCACTAAGTTCAACCCAAGCAATATGATCAAGCTTATAGCTTTCTTGTGGTGCAGTTACGGCCACAAACTTCTTGTACATCGGAAGATAGTCAAGAACCTGAATGCCACCAGGATAATAAGCAGTCTGCTCACGACCAAAGACATTGATTGTTCGTGTCTTGAAGTAACGCCATGGTGACATCTCTTTAGCAGTATTCTCATCAAAGATGCGTGAGATACGACGGTAGAGATATGGCAAATCAAAGAACTCGATGTTCCATCCAGTCACAACATCAGGACTGAACGATGCGCTATCCCATATCTTCAGGAACTTACGAATCAGTTCTTGTTCTGATTTACAACGAATGTACTTGATGTGTGGCTTGTCAGTGACAAACTCTTTGTAGCCAAGTAGAAACGTGATGTCCTTATAGAGAATTGTGATTGATGTGATCTCACGATTGGCAGTTTCCATGTCTGGATAGCCATCAGCAATATCAACCTCGATATCGATTACACACTCTTTGATCTTGGAACGATCGAACTTTGTGTCTTTGAATGTCTCATAGATGTATTGGTACTCAGCCTTGTCCAATCCATAGAAGTTGAAGCCCGAAACATCTTTGTACTTCTGCATGAAGTCACGCATATCATTTGGGCTGTCAAACGTCATTGGCTCAACAGCATCACCATGAATAGTACGATACTTAGATTCTTTTTGTGAAGGCAGATAGAGAGTTGGCTTGAACTTCAATGTAGAGTTATATCGTTGGCCGTTTTCATAGCCACGTGTCAGAATACGATTGCCACGCTTGGCAACATTAGTATAGAAATGCATTCATCACCTCATCAATCAAGGAGTATATCATATCATATTTAAGTGAGGTTGTCAATACAAAAATGGCCGCCGAAGCAGCCATTTAAGTTCCGAGTCTAGGGGTTAGTCAACATAAAAAGTCTTTGGCTTTTGGTGTTCAGGAACTAACTTTTTCAAACTGATACGAAGAATACCATCTTCATATTTAGCTTGTTTGATTTCTACATCTGATGCAAGCTTGTACTTCAGAGAAAAGGATTTCGATGAAATACCTTTGTGAAGATACTCACCTGAATCTTTTGTAGACTTGGCACCATGAATGTACAGATTGCCATTTAGCAGCTCAACGCTGAAATTATCTTTCTGAAAACCTGCTACTGCCAACTCAATGGCATAGTCTTCATCATTCAGCTTAACGATGTTGTATGGGGGGTATGATTTACCATTATATACATGGTTGTGCGCATCAAGATGATCACGCAGGATAGAACTCAAAAGCATATGTTTCTCCTTCATTTGAAGCAAGAGTTTGACCGGCGTTATTGCCGCATCATTACTATATATGGTGTTTTGTGATGGGTTTGTCAACCCATCACTGCAATGTACATGAGTGGTCCGAACGTGCACAGGAACATAAACACAAGTGCACACCAACCGATCCAAAACCCCATCAACATCTTATCGTTCTTCATTCGTCATCTCCTTTGTCTCAATCATTAAAGCTATAATAACAAAAAAGGGCAGCCTTGTCAACTGCCTAATTTCACTATTGTTTTCAATGGTTTAGATTATGAAGACTTCTTGGGGCGCCTGCCACCGCGCTTCTGTGGAACTGGCTCTGCATCAGTTGAAACCGGTTCTGGCTTCACATCGTCCCAAGTAAGTGTATTGTTCTTCAGCTTTGTCACTGCACAAACACCCATGCTATCACGGCGAATGAGATCACCTGGCTCGGCAACAACAACTTCATCACCTTCATATCCACACTTAACAGCCCAAACAACATGGTCCGCGCGTGTTGTAACACAAGCAATACGACCATAACGATGCAAGTCTTGAAACCATGGTGGTGTTTCATCGAATGGCGCAGATACAAATTTAACCTGTGATTCAGATGGGATTCGTTGTGTTTTCAGAACCGTTACGATATCAGTCATTTCATTCTCCATATTTCAATATGACTAGTACAACAATAACGTTGACCAGTCCAATCAACATACCAATCATTATATATTATCCTAAGCTAGAACTTCTTTTTTCCAATTGAGTGCTTGCTCTGAAGCGTCCAGTTTGCCTTGTCTTTGTGTGATATGACTTTGATATGATAGATCGGTGCAACCAGATCTTTTACCATTTCTGGATTTTTGATCTTCAAAAGACCCCATTCCTCAAGCAATAGAGCTATTCTATTGCGTCGTGCAATATCACTCTCATCAAGATCGTTTCGTTTTCCGTCCAGGACAAACAGTTCTTTAAAGTGAACAATATACAGTTTGTTTCTTTTATGGAAGATATGGCAAGACTGCCAGAGAGTTTGTGTTTTACGATTGGCGATGCCAATGCGGGTTAGGGTTTCTTTAATCTTTAGAAAGTCAGTATCTTCTTTGATTTGTATTTCTATTAGCGTTGCCAAGAACTCGTCTTGATTTAGCATAACGATGCTCCGTTACTGATATCAGAGCACGCACATCGTTAGATATCATCAAGCTCTAATAATTGTTTTTTTAATTTTTCTTTGTCATCCTCACATAAAATAGATAATGTTTCAACAGATTTTGCATAACTATATTTATATTTTTCAGCGATTGCCCATGCCAGCGAATCGTCAGTTTTAGCACTTTTAGGCCACTTTTTGAATCGTTTGCGTGGCCTGATGCTGTTCACTAAATAGTCATAATGCATTTGATCAGATACATGTTTGGTATTCATCTCATTTGCGAATAGAACTGTATCAGGAAACATTGAGAAGTTTTTATTGATGATGAATTGATTGTAATCACCATCAACGGTCATATCTATATTGCCATTTATACCCTTGACATATTCAAACGGGTTACTCATTCTTGTCGTCATCCTCAGTTGTATCTGTCAACGCTTCTATAAGTTCTTCTGTGGTTGGAAGATCTTGTGCGTCTGACCGATCGATATCTTGTTTTTTCGGCTTACGAAGATCAATACCATAATGCTCTAAGTAAATTGTATCTGCTGCTTCACGTGTATTCTCTGGCAGTGGCGCAAGGTTCAATGCCTCTCTTCCAATGCGAACGCGCTCAAGATGCTCATCAAGAAGCGTATTCATGTATTGCAGTGCAGCCATTGCACCATGTGCCATTTCACTATCATTTGGATGCTGCCAAGCATACATGTTAATGCCAGTAGACATCAAATCAATCGCTGCATGAACGTATGTAAATTTTTGCACATTACGTGTATAACGTCGACGTACATTAATAGGATTGCTTAATGGAAATTCAATGCGGTTATTCATGTGCCCACTCCACGTGTGCAGCAATATTGATAAGTGCTGCCATTAGGTTGATGTCAGGATTGACAGCAAAGGCTGCTTTGTATTGGTACTCTGCAAGTGTATCAACAACAGCCGGCAAAGATTCTTTTGTGAACTCTTTACGACCAATATCATATAACTTGCCATAGACGTCATGCTGATCAATATCAGAGTTGTGTACCCAATCAAGCATTGCATCCATGTTCTTGTTGCGCATAGCATCAAGCAAGTTCTTCAGTGATACTTCATCAAAGTCAACCAGAATACCAGAATCGATCTTACCATTCATAGAATACTTCTGAAGGTCATTTAGAATCTTACGAATGTCAGGATACTTTTTGCTGACAACAGTTGCAACAACCTTTGGATCAAACTCAACTTCCTCGGTCTTCAGGATATCAAAGCAACGCTTGATGGTTTGCTTCATCAATCCAGCTTTTTCATCTTTGCCAAGGTTAAACTCAACAAGAGAACAACGAGAATGTAGGGGTTGAATGATCTTGTGTGGCATGTTGCATGTTAGAATGAAGCCACAGTTACTTGAAAACTCTTCCATGAATGAACGAAGAGCAGGTTGCATGTTGTGTGATAGGCCATCTGCTTCATCAAGTATCACATACTTACGACCACCACGCAAAGACATCGATGAAGCAAAGTCTTTAATCTCATTACGGAGTGTGTCCTTGTTGCCATCAAGCGAACCGTTGATGACCATAAATGAGCATCCAAGCTCATCACACATTGCCTTTGCGATTGTTGTTTTACCAACGCCAGGTCCACCGGCCAAAATCAAGTTTGGGATTTCACCTGTTGCCACCATCTTGGCAAACATGTCTTTGTAGCGCTGTGGCAGAATGGTATCAGCCACCTTAGCAGGACGATAACGAGCCGTCCAGATAAATTCTTGCATCAATAACCTCATAGCAAAATATAGTGTATAGTATCATGAAACCTAGGAGATGTCAACCGGTTCCCAATACTTTTTCACATCAAAATCATAGTCAAAGTCAGAACCA